CAAACTAGAAACAATATTTCCAACTGAGTTCAATAAATATAGTAATTCATTTGATGGTGGAGATGTAGCAGATAGTGTTCAAGATGTTCTTGGTGTTTGGAATCCAATAGGAGGCGATAGCGGCACCACATCAAGGTCTATTAGAGTTTCTAATACACACAAAAGTAACTTTCGAGATGGTCAAGTTCTACGAGTCTATGGTTGTAATCCAACTGATGCTTCAGCCCCATCTGCGGCCGCTACTGCTTTGGGGGCTATTTCATCAACTGGTTTTACTACAACTGTTGGTAGTTTTAATACACTAGAGTTTCAATACAAAATAGCACCATTTAATCTAGCGACAGGGCAAATTGGTCAAAGAGAAGCAACACAAAGTATTACATTCACCACCAGTAATGCTACAGAACAAACCTCTCAAAATGACATTTATAATGCATTCAACTTAAACAACTTTCTTTCGTTGTCGATTACTAAAGCAAGTACAGATGGTATATTAGTATATCGCAGAGTTGGGACTTCAGGAGCATTTAAACTGATAAGTGTTTTGGGCCCTAAAGATTTACCTACTGGTGGTGGAACTTTTATCGATTATTACACATTTGATTATGTTTCTTGGTCTGGTAAAAATGAGTTGGATAATTCTTATATAGAAACCGATCCAGAGACTGGAGAAAGATTACTGACACACTTCCCTGCAACACTGGTTGGTGATGAAACTATAACAACTACATATGCAGGCTGGGCTGATCTTACAATTACGGAGATTGTTGAAAACACTGATAACTTTGATATCGTCTTTGGCAGTAATTCTGTTTTCATAAACGGAATTAGTCACCCACAACAGAATAATGCGTATATAGCACATAATAATACTGCACTAATTGAAAGTGCTATATCTGATAAATCTGCAACTGGTATTGGTACTAAACGTGTACAATTTAACGCTAAGACTTACAATGTAAGCAGTATAGCAATACCAGATGACTTTGGTCTTATTGGTGTTCCGGGCGTTACTAAAATTAAGAAGTTGCCTTGGAGTACCTATCCAAATCCAAATGAAGCTAGTGCGTTTACTCCAATTCTAAGAACATCTAACCCAGGTGCTTGTAAGAATGTATCTTTGGTTGGATTGATTTTTGATGGTAATAATAGAAACCAATATCTTTTGAATGATAGTGGTGGTTTATCAATAAATACATTTGTAAATTTTGATGTAGCATCTTCTAATGTATTGATTGACAACTGCATATTTGAAAACATAGCAGGTGATGGTGTTTACGCAAGTAGCCCAATTGATCTTAAAATGATCAATAGTGAAGTATCGAATAGTGGCGTAAGTGATAGACTTCCTAGTAGAAGTCCGCTAGTCATTGATGACGGCGAAAATACTATGGTCAATGGTAATATATTTAAAAACTTCACTGATCCAATAGACGCCTCTGTAACTAAAGGTGGTTCTGTTATTGCTAATAATGTAATCAAGAATTGTGGTTCTGGTTTGTTTATATATGGAGCAACATTCTTAGTTAGTAGCCCTAATGTTATGATGGGACCTGCTAATGAGTTCTTGTCTACTCCAGATGTTCTTAACAGCGAATATGATTCTATTAATATTCTAAGAAGTAGAATAACACAACAGTTACAAGGTGGAACTCCTGTACATAGTGATGTGTTTGCGTATCAAGAAAATGGAGAAATATTTGACTTGACTCAGAGTTCAGTCGGCACTCCAGAAATTATATTCAGAGCAAACATGGTAAGAAAATATAGACCTGCCGCAGATTCGCCTGACGATACTGCTGAAGAGTTCTATGGTCATATAATTGGGCCCGGCGCCAAAGATATTAACGATCAAGCATTTTCTATAACTTCATCTGCGGCAAGTAATGTAGCTTTAGTAACTGGTCAGAAATATACTATTGTTGATCTTGGTGCTGATGCCGCTACCGCAACAGATTGGACTAGAGCAGGTGCGGCTGTTAACAAGACTGGCGTACAGTTCACATATAATGGAGCAACACTAGTTGAAAAATCGGCTCATCCGGGCAGTGGTACACCAACAACAGGCACAGTAACACCTGATGAGTTTGTGGGCTATAAAAATACTGTTGCAATACCAACTCAAGGTGTAACTATTGGAGTTAAGCCAAAGATTTCTATTACAAATTATTCAGGTGGGTCAGTAGATGGTCAACCAGTTCTTCCAGAAAACGGGCAGTTCCAGTATCAGATCGATAATACAAATGCTCAGGCTTTGACTAGTTTACATTATACTCGTGGGCATTTAACAGATTTATACAACAGTAGAGTTAAGCAAAGTGCTACAGATAGTACTTCTGGTAGAATACATCCATTTAATTCTTATCATGTAGGTGTTGCCTATTCAGCGAGTTATAGAAATGCAGTAAGAGTTGGTGATATAACAGATCAGGGATTCTGGGGTTATACTCTTGCTAATGGTACTGAGCAAGCAGGTCTTGGTAACGGTGTTGTTGGTTATTTTGACGCAACTACAGGCTTGGATCATTTAGGTAAAAACGCTGACGGTACTGACGCAAATGCCGCTTCAGGTAATATGTCAGCGATTATGAATACTAATAGAGTTTATAGAGACTTCAAAGTAACTGTTCAAAACTTTCAACATCTTGCAGTTGGTAGAGCGGTTACTGTAGACAATCATGGTACATTCCAAACTGGATCAACTCTTAAAGATTTCGGTATAATTGTAGACATACAACCAGATACAGCAACAACTAAAAAGGTAATCATTAGATACTTTGGTGAGTACTTCGGAACAACATATACTAATATGAGTGTTACTCCACACTCTACACAAGCAGGCTTGAGTGGTAGCAGTAACTTCATACCATACGATGCTACTGCGACAGACGACATTATAGGACAGAAAAATGGGGGCGCCTCTGCATCTGGCGGAACACTAAATATAATAGACGACTTTGTGATGGCACAAGGGCTTATTAAATAGGGAAAAGAAATGGCAAGTATTACAAATGTAAACCAAAATGCAAGCGTAGTTAATGTAGGTCGAACGACCCCAGTAACACCTGGCGCACAATTAGCGGCAAAATCTATTCCAGTGGTGATGGCTTCGGATCAAACTGCTATTCCTGTAGTTGAACAGAATAAAGTTCAATCAGAAGTTGCTCTTTCTTTGCTAGGTATTCCTAGAGCAGAGATTGCACTTGGTATTTTTGCTGATGTAAACACTTATGATGTTAACCCATCTGAGTGGTCAATGAAGCCTGCATATCATGTTAGTGGAGATGGTATTAAGCATCTTCCTACAGAAGCCGGCGCCCTTGTAGAAGCATCACGAAACAAAATTGCTGTACTCACATCAAAGCGTTTCTTCAGATATCAGCCTGGTCGTGTATCTGCGGCTACATTTGGTATTAGAAGTTCTGTTTCAGAAGCCGATTTTGCAGAGAATCCAGTTATTCGTAAGTACGGCATCTATGACAAATACGATGGTTATTACTGGGAAACTAGAAATAGTGGAGTAGATGATAACTTTACTGCTGTAAGAAGAACACAATCTCTAGCATACAATCCAATAAGCCCATATGGTGTAAAAGCAGTAGACTCTGCTGACTCTACTCCATTAAGAGGAGAGAACCCAACTGCCGATGTACCTGCTACTCAGATTGATGATTATAGAATAGTTGGTTTGGGGGCACCAGAAAAAGCAGAGTTTGTTGGTGAACTTTTATCTGATAGACAAATTCTTCAAGACAATAGATACAAATTCATTGATGATGTGTTGAACAAAGTTACGGCTGCCTACACGGCTGACGCTGATGATACGGACATTGTTGTTGAAAGTGCTAAAACTTCTAATAAGACTCTTAGTAGAAGCGCCGGAAGTCATGCTCATAATTTTTATGAAGATTTAGCCGCCGCATTTAATCTTGCGGCAAGTGATGGTCTTACTTTGCTTACTGCCGCACAGATGGAAGCTAAGTGTAAGCGTGATCTAGATTACTGGATTGATAACTATCTACTCGACATGAAATATGGTGGTAACGCACACACCAAATGGAATACAACTAACTTTACTCTAATCACTAGTGGTGCAAATGCATGGACTGGCACAAGTGTTGGAGTTTTTCCTAAGATTAGTGAATTTGAACTAAAAATTCACCGAGAAATACACAATGCATTTTTTGCTGGCGGTGTTTTTCCTGGCTATGATGGTGCTGGCGCAGGTACTGGCACTGTAACATTATCGCTACCATTCTCAGCGGCCGCAAAAGCAAAACTTTCTGGTACTGATGCAGACACTGGCTTAACAGATATTACTCTTGCGGCTTTTGCTACTGATACATTTGCACCACAAACATCTGGTATCACATATGGAACAAGAGACGCATTAGAAACTTTCTTTGATGTTAAGAGAAACTTCTGGTCATACTATGTAACAGCTAAGAAAGACACTATAACTACGAATGATGCTCTAACTGCAGGCAAAAAATACACTATCAGGGTTGCTGGCGGAAACTTGGCTAGCTTGGGTGCAGGATCAAGTCCGTTTGTTGGTCAAACATTTGTAGCTACTGCGGGTACATTGACTGGTGGTACAGTATGTGAGACAATAGAATATACAGCACCAACTGAAGGAACTAGTTCAGACAGTACACTCGGTACTGGTCTTCTTCCACTTGGACAAACGTATCTAGGAGCAAGCGATAATGATGCGGCTGATGACATTCTTGAAGAAATCATAGCCAACAAATGTCAGAGAGATGTTGGTTATATTATTGATGGATACAAGAATGATGCGATTGGTGGTGGTGATGCAGAAACGACATACAATGCTTCTATGTTTTTACGAGGAACTGGTATGTCAGTATACTCTCAAAGAGAAATTGGTGTAGATGGTCTTCTTGGATTATCAGAACCAGATAGACACGAACACCTTAGAAAAATATTAAAAATAGAGTTGTTTGAAGCTATCGATCAATTTGGATTACCTGGCTATGTTGCGGCTACAATTCGTGACAAAGTTGCAGGCGATTCTGGTTCATTAGCAAAATTAATTGTCAATAACTTCGAACAAGAAAATACTAAATCTTGCGAAACTGGCTCTAAGGGCTTCCCAGGTAACTTAGTTGCTCTTCGTGATGGATTGATTCATGTTCATGGTGCTGTATATGATCCATCTCTTCTAAAAGAAGCAGAAAAAATTAAAGCAATTGTAACTTTGGGAGATGTGGGAACCTCTCCAGTAACAGCCTCTGTATTTAAAATTGTTAAGGGTAGTGTTACTTTTGGTCAGCACGTTAAACTTAGTTGGACTGGTGATGCTACTGAAATTCCTATTCAGTCTGGTGGTTCAGCACAAAAAGTCAAAAAGGGTGAAGTGTTAAGAGTAAGTCGTGTTATAGGACCTAAAGGTAACGAGTTTAAGTTATTGAAAGAAGGTGGTGCAGGTAAACCACCAGTTGCATTAACTGTTGTTAGTGGTGGTACAGTCGGCACACCGCCGCTTACAGTCGACACATTCTATATTGAAACTGTTGTTCCATTTATTTTCCCGAAAGATTATGATACACATGGAACAATTGGAGTTGTTGATTATACTTCAGAAATCGATACCACAGAAGCTACTCTTACTAATAATGCAAGCACTGATAATCTTAATGCCGGCACTGGTCAAAGAGTGTTTAGTAATCGTGCCGCCGCATTTGAGACAAAACGAGTACCTAAAGGTGCTATGTTCCCATATATGTATGCCACTGAAGATGATCTCACAAGCACAGAACTAGGTGAAAAATACATAGGCTTTATTAATACAGCGACAGACCCACAAAAAACTGTTGGGGCGGTCACTAATGGTGGTGTTGATGTTATTAGATCCCAGATCGATAATGTAAACTTCTATCCAGAATATGTAAACTGGATTAAGAATAATGTTAAGCCAGAGTACTGGGGTGTTTATGAGTATCGTGTGCCTCGTTCACGATTCAGTCATGATGCACTTGATGGTATTAAAGGAAGCGCAGGTAATTTCAAAACTCGAATTGCTCCAGGTAGAAGAAATAGAGTATTCAGCGATATAGCAACAACCTTTGATGGTAAGACAGCTAGACCAGGTGCTAACTATCTCGAATCTGAAGGTGTTTCAGAACAGCAAAATAGTCTGTACAACTTCGACTTCACTAAAGTAACGATGCTTAAAATTGAATTCTCGTGGTATGGTGCGGTAGGCGCATTGTTCTTGGCATACATTCCTGTTGGTAATGGTGAAGCAAGATGGGTACGAGTACATCACCTAAGAGCATCGAATCAGTTGAAGATTGCATCTCTTGGTAACGCAACACTACCTATTACTTACACAACTTACGGTGGTGGTGATGTTAACGCATTGGGTGATGGTGAAGAAGTAGGTGATTCTGCAAATCCGGCACCACAGCATGGATACAGCACAGTGTCTCATAACATTGTTAAGTATGGTGCTTCATACTACATTGATGGTGGTGACCGTGGTACTGTTCGTCTATACAGTCATAACAATCAATCTACAGTGTCTGCTAGAGGTAAACAGTTTGCTGTTAGTAATGTAACTGCTTTAACTGGCACAATTACTGGTGAGCCGTCTACAACTCCTCGTCTCGTACCGAACGAAGTTTATATAGAAAAAACAATAGCACTAGATAGCAGTGCCGCTATTTCTAATGGTGCTGTTAGTAATGTAACTGCAGGTCATGGTATAAACGATGGTGATACAGTTAGACTCATAGACGGTTCTGGTAGTAATACCTTAGTTGCAGGTGATTACACAGTCTCTGCTTCGGGGGCTACTTCATTTACGCTGACTAACGCAGGTAGTGCAACATCAGGCGATCAAATGGCTGGCGTGATTTTACAGAAAATAGTAACTATTGACCCGACTTTCTATATAGGTGCTAAAGTTAAAACAGACAGTGCGCTAGATCAAAATGTTGAAGTCATTTGGGCTCAAGGTGCAAATGTGTTCTTGTCTGCTCCATTGAACTCTACTAGTGGAGTATCTTTGCTTCCAGATAGATCAGCTACAGTTTATGGTGTAGAAACTAAGAAGAGTATTAAGTCAACTCGTGAAGGTAATGTTGTTCGTAACAGAGTTCAGGTTTACCCAACCAAGATGTCAACTGCGAACATTGGTAACGATACAGTAAGACTTCGTTTCAAGAAGACTCCTTTGTTCCAGACTAATATTGCTCCAGACGAGACTGTGGATAGTAGCAGTGGTTTAAGGTTGAGTGCTGATTATACAATCGATAACACTAATGCGTCTCTACCAGTCGTGTCAGCCGCTTCTGGATATTTACAGAACGGACAAGATACTTATGGATGGTTTAGAGGTAGAGTTGAATCAGCAGGAGTAACTGTATTTGGTAGACTATATAAAGAAGCGGATTATTATTATTTCGAATTATTAGAAAGTTTTGAGGGTTCGGTTACTTTAATTAATGGTGGTAGATTCTTAGCCGATAAGAAGTTCCAAGCAGATGGTAACACTGTTACTTACACCAATACAAGTTCTAAAGTTTTAGAAGAAAAAGAAGGCTTGAGTTCTGTTGAGATTGCGTCTAACATTGTTGTACCCATTGCAAACACTGGAGTGAATGTGGCAACTACTTACCTAAGATCAGGTACTGAGCAGTTTGATTTAAGTGCTTATTTTGATTATAATAAAGAATATCTGTCGTTCCCCTTGACAGATGTTGCTGATACTTTATATTTTGCTGTTGACTCTGATACAGCAAGTACAAATACTGACGAGATAAGCCTAGGTGTAACATGGGAAGAGCAGTAGTCTATGGCAAAGCAAATAAAGATCGGGTTCGACATACATCCGGCCCCGGTCACGAAGCAGTTTACACAACTTGTAGATATAGAAGGCACACCATTATTTGATGATGCGGGCAACCCTCTTGTAACTGAAGAGAATACCGCAACCGATTCAGTACTTTCTGCATCAAACTCGTTACCAATTCACACCAACAATGAGGTGGATGATACTGGTGGCGGTGCCGTTCCTATTGAAGAACAATTCAAAGAGTTTTCTGAAGTAAGTAGTTCTCTTTTGGGTGTTCCTCGTGCTGAAGAACAGTTGTCTCTTTTTTCTGATGTTGCAACTTATGGTCTTGATGTAGACAACTGGGATGCAACAGACATATTCAGTGGACATGGAAATAACCCCTACGAATGGTATCGAAAAGAACACCCAGTTCATGGAAGAAGGTCTAACGCCAGCTTCAATGAAGGCACAGATGAGCAAGCATTATATCTTGAAGCATTTCCCTCTCAATATTCTTTTCCGTTCGGGCCTAAGGCTTTAAGACAAAGTACACCGACATCTAACTTTAAGCGATATATGAATTTTATCGCATTAGGTAGATATCTATATGAAGTATTCAAAAACGTAGACAGAAACTTTGCAGATAGAAACTTTTTAACTCGAACTCAAGCAGAGATCGTTAAAGTCGGTGATAACGAGCCAACAGCAGAGCCTATTATTCTTAATGTAGATACTGCTCAAACCACAGGGGAAGAAACATTCTTTAGTAATTCTGTCGAATGGTTTGATGTCAAGTATGGAGAAGATAATATACAAGACTCTTTTGATGCGATAGAAAGATTTACAGCGTTCTATACTCAAATAAGTGATAGAACAGCATTGTTTCCACAATTACCGGCAGAGATGTTGACAGTTGAGTCACAAGGTCTGGGCGGCGCCAGTATAGCAGAACTTCAAACGCAAGGATACCTAGCATTTCGTTCATATAAAAAAATACTCATATATGTAGCTAATGGATTTGTTAGACCAGGTGATAGGTCTAATATTGAGTATTATGGAATACTTCAAAGTAAAAGAACTTTTAGGTATCAACCAGGTCGTGTAAGTGGATTTACATTCGGAACAAGAATGGACACAAACGAGACATCGACAGAAACCACATTAGAGTGGGGTTGTGCTAACGATACAGATCAATATATGTTCCAGTTAAAGGGTAGTAGATTCAGTATTGTTAGAAGAAGTACTATACAAATGCCTGATGAACTTTTAGTGCGTCAAGGGTTAACTGCACAACACCAATCTTCTACTCCTGTTCCTGCAAAAGGAATAGGTAACGATAATTTACTTTACGAAACTACTATCTCTAGAACTGATTTTAATGGAGATCAGCTTTTAGGTTCTGGAGACTCTGGTGCATTTTTTAATGGATTTGAACAAGTTACCATGTATAAGATTGAGTTCTCGTGGTATGGTGCTATTGGTGCAAAGTTTTATGCGTATGTTCCAGTTGGTAATGGTGAAGCACGATGGGTGCTATTACACACCTTTGTTATTGAAAATGGATTGGGTGAACCAGTCTTAGCAAATCCAGACTTTAGATTTAGATATATTATTCATACAGACGACACTGCAAATATCAGAAAGCCTTTACGACTATACAAATATGGTAGTAGTTGTTATATTGATGGTGGAGATGAGGGAACTATACGACTATCAACAACAACAGTAGACACTAAAGCGTTCTCAGAAAGAACTTCTATTTTGGGTATTTTGCCTAAAGAATCTATATCCAATACTGTGGGAGAACTTAAAGAAAACTTTAAGAAAACATATCCATCTACAATATCTGTAACATCAAGTAAGAATTGTCGATTAGACTTTGAAGAGATTAAGGGGTCTCCTCAAGGGGTTCACTTTAACTATTCACCATCATTACATATGACTGGTAGAAACCCCAGAACTAGAAAATTAAAGTTTAAGTATGTTCAAGGTTCTGGTCAGTCGAAAACTATAATTAGACCACAGTCGCCTGCAGTAGCCAATGCAGACCCTAGATTTGCAGATGTGAGTCCGACATACAAAGTGAATGTTAGTGGTTCTGCTGTTACTATAGATGCTGACGGATTGGGAGCCGGTGACCCGACTACATTTGCAGGTCTACAGATTGGCGATAGTCTATCATTTGGTAGTTCAGAGACTAAGTATAGAATTAAAGAGTTTGATGTACCATCTGGAGTAAGTAATCCAAACTATAGTAGTACTGGCAAAACTGGTTTAGTTTTAGAAGACACACCAGACCCATCATCGCTTTCATTAAGTGCAACTACAGCTACTCTTCATTATTTAATAAACACATCAGAAATAAACTCTCATGTTATTGCGAATGGGGTGTATGGTACTTACATAGGGTCGGGAGACATAATACTGAACAGAGGAGAGGTTAGCAATACGCCTTATAGTCTGGTAGAGGGTATAGCAAGAGATTCTGTATTTGCTAACTCTGACTCAAATTCTCCAGTTTCTATTTTCTCAGAAAATTCGACTGACTTATTTGAGGGCGCATTATCTGGGTATAATACAGTGGTTGCATCAAATACTCCTATAAGGGAAAATAAGTTCAAAATACACTTTTTAAATCCAAGTGCGAAAGACCCTGGGCTAGAGTATGATCCAGATACAGCTACCGGCGCCCAGTTTAACGATCACTTTGCTGAATTTTCTGTTGGTGTGACTCCATATAAGCCATTAGCATCTGACGATGGTGATAGAACTGATAGTTCTGATCCAGACCCACAGGTCAAGTTTGTGCAAACAGACTCTGGTGGCGGAACAGTGAATCTTGAGTATAATAGGAATGAGTTTCCAACCATTGAGTATTGTCATCATAGTCAGCTATTTGATAATAAACTAAGAGCATTAACACAAGAAGTAGATCAAACATATGGCAACAGACTAGAAGTAGACCCCAGATTGGATAGATTTGGAAATGGTGTTGAGGGGGTTGCGAATAGTCGAGGAAATGTGTCTACTGTTCAGGGTGAAGTTGGTGTGAATAGTTATCCTTTTGCTAGTGTTGTACAAAATGTTGATGATGGATCAGGTAACCTAAGAACAAAAATTATATTCCCCGCAGACGCTTCAAGCCCGAGACCTAGTGCAAGTGAAATACAAGTTAATATATCTGAAGTTGGTGTGAACTTTGGACCGCTTCTTGATGGTAACGGTGATCCATTTGTATTTTTGAGCAATCTCATAGATAGTACTGCTGTTGACGAAGGACCTCATGTGTTTGTCGATGCAAGCGCATATAATGATTTGAATAGTTTAAACCCGAAAGTAATACAAACAAAAACTATAACGCTAAAAGACGACTGGAGAGCAACATCTTTAGTGCAAGGCACTACTGGATACGAAGAAAGATTTAGTCATAAAAAGTTTAGTGTAAGTAAAGCAGTAAGTTTTAACACTCAGCCATTATATCCAGTATTTGCTCTTGGTGATTATGCCAAAGTAAACTCTATTGTAATAGAAGAGATTTCGCAAGACGGTAAAGTGAAAACACACACTCCAACATTTGTTAAGGAAAGCCCAACTTGGAATCCTAAAATACAAGTCTTGAATGTTGGTAATTCGCTTCCGACCAATCCACCTTCTGCATTTAACGAAATAGATTCATCTTCTGCTTGTAGGTATGATACATCAAATTTAAATCCTCTTAGACCTGGAGATACAATATACTCATATTATGTTGGTGAGAATGAGACAACGACCATTCAGTTGGATAATATATTTGCTAGAGATAGAAAAGGTATTAGTCGAGGTGCGCTAAATAATAGAGCAGTCTACATAACTGCAACTGCACTAGAAGATGGAGTAATTGGTAATTTACAACTTTCGTTGACTAATAAGGAACAATAATGGCCGTTATAGAAATTCCAAGAGGTCTTAATATAGCAAAGTCGCTAATCGATGTGGATAACCCATCGGAAGCATTGGCGAATCTGGGTCTTAGAATAAATGATCTTAATCTTATTCGTGGTCTATCTGACGCAGGTATAGATGTAACTGAGTTGCACACATTATCTGGTCTTAAAGACGACCAAAATAGAATATTTGATGCCCTAGACAATGGTAGTGTAAGGGCGCAGTTTCTAGCTAATCAGTTTAAAGAAGTTAATGTAGATCAAGAATACAACTATTCTATCAATAATAGAATGGTTGCAGGTGCAATTAAGTATGGATATATCGACTACGATGAACCTACTGTTACATTGTTAAGTGGTTTGTCCAATGTAAGTAGTGGTACTTTAAATGCAACTTCATTTACAGATAGTGAAACCAATACGACAAAGACTTTAGTGGTTGGTGATGTAATAAGAATAGGTGGATCATCTTCATTAACTTCGGGTGACTATAAAGTGCATAGTAGTCCTGATCCAACAGCGACTGCTGTTAAGTTGGTTCAGTTGAATGGAAATGCATATACAGAAAGTCTTAGTGATTTGTCAGGTGCTACATTTAGTCTGGTAAGATATTGGGATGTGAAGCAGGCAGATATATCGACATCTAGAGTTTCTTCTTGGTCGCCTATTGGTGTTGCGCCTGCCGATCCAGATTCTTACATCACATATGGAGCAAAATTATCTTGCACTGGTGAGTTTTTATCGACAACCAATCTTGGTCTAACTCAAGAGCCAATACCACAAGAATTTAGAGCAGAGCAACCTACACACAATATACAACTAAACATCAACGGAGAATTCAAAACATTCCCTGCAATGAAGGGTATTCCTTTGACATTCAGAATAACTGCAGGTGCGCCAGGTATTTTTGTTGGTGTTAATGAACCATTTCTTTCTGATGCTGAAGGCACTATTCCTGTCGCATTCAAAAGATTTGATATACAAAATCAAGCATTTGTTGGTCAGCCAACTGAGTCTGCACCTAATGCGGTAACAAATTTAGAGAAATCTTATACCGGTAAAGCCGCCCAATACAATCCCTCACAGTCAAATCGTCAAGCTGATATACAGATATTTTATCCACCAGATAGAATAAATTATTTAGACTTGAACGCATTGTTTATGAATGAGTTTCCGTTTATCGTTTTGCCTTCATTGACTAGTGTAGAGATTAGTAATAACCAGTTTTCGGTGTTACCAGATTTTAAAACAATAGCACCAAGTTTGAGAAGACTTTTTGCTAGTGACAACCCGCTATTTGCTGGCGAAAACTTTTTGGATGATTTGGGAGTTACCTATCCAGACGGATCTACTACTGTAGAGCAAAAAAATCTTGTAGCGCAAGCACAACTGAATAGGATACCACCTACTGTCGAAGACTTACGACTTCAAGATTGCTTTAGTGGTAATATTGGAACGATATCTCTTGCACACATAACAAATCTAGAAGAATTTAAAATAGGAAATGCTAGTAGTAGTAATCTAACTGATCGTATTACATCTACTGGCACAGCGCCTGCTATGGCTGACCCCAACTACAGAGCAAGTTTTTCTAGTTCAAATGTAACAACTGGTAATGCTAGTACACACAAGATTGCAATTAGTTCTCATCAATTCTCTACTGGAGATTTTGTTCAGTACATAGCAAGAGTAGACGATTCGAATAATTTAGGTGTAGCACCCGGAGGGTTGACTTCTTCGTCTGCTTCCGACACAAGTGTTGGTACACAAGGTAATGTAATCTATAAAGTTATAAGTCTTGATTCTAATCATGTTAGATTAACAAGCCCCACCGACACAGATGGTAATACAGACAGCACATTTTCAATTAGCAGTACTGGTTCTGGTAATTTTCACGAACTAGTAAAATGGAATTATGATGCTTCAGATTCTAAGCTAGGTGAAAAGCACACCACTCCCTCTGTAGGCGCCAAGAATTATACTGTGACAAACGCAGGTTATACCAGACTACCAAACTCAGTATTGAATAGTACGAGGTTAGAAAAAGTTAATGTTAGTGGATTGGTTATTACTGGTAATGGTGATTATCAAAATAAAGACTCAACAAACTCTGCTACGATTGCAGAAAGTGAATTTCAATCAGCAATATATTTTGATAGTAAATTACTCAAAGAACTTAATCTTGACCAAGCAGAATGTAATATACCCGATATAAGTGGTAATAACAATCTGACATCTTTGTCTATAGTAAATCATGATTTTCCAACAAGTCTAGAAACAGCCGCACTTAGAGATATTTCGGCAAATAAGTTTGTTGGTCTTACTTCAATGACAAGTTTTAACTTTACAAATATTGGTCGTAACTACGACTCAGATTTTGCACCAAGAGGAGATATTAGTAATATTTTTGTAGATAAAGAATCGATAAAAAGTATTACTCTTAACAATGTTAATGGACTTGAGTTTATTCTCAGTGATAATACTTTTGGTAGTGGTGGTCTTAATAGCCCAAATCAGCTAGAGACTTTTAAATTTATTATGAACGCTAATGACCCAACAGCACCTGTTCCAAATTCTACCGCATCTAATAAGGGTTTCGACTTCTTTGGTGTTGATGGAACTGCAAATCGAACAGGACAACTATTTACTGGCGTAAGACTATCAATGCAGAGTATAGAAATACGAGGTACATCTGTTATGGGTGGTAGATTAATTAATGATGAGGGGTCTACTCCTATAGGTATCAGTTTTGTCGAATTGGAAAATTTAAAAAGTTTGACTATTAGTGATGGACACTTCTATGGTGCTATTCCAACATTTACTGGTTTGAATGATTTGGATACAGTGAATCTTGAAAAGACAAATAAAGAGGTTCCATTTGATTCATTGAAAAGAAAGAATATATATGAAATAACTCAAGCGCCGTTTGGAAATACTTCGGGGTTTTATGCCGGTGTTGCTATCGGTAATACTGCCATACTTGAGAGTTTGGGAACATCTGGTATAATGCCGCATGAGTTTGAAGATATTGGTTGGAGCAGTTCAGAAACAAATTCTGATGTTGTGACTTGGGGAGATTCTCTCGCTAGAGGCTCTCACCCTGCGGTCGGAGATTATTTTGAATATACACCACTTGATGTAAACACATTAACACAGGATATGAATTATCGAATTACTGACTTAGGTAATACAACCCAAGCCCAATGGAATACAATCGCAGGTACTTCTAACGTAGTATACTCAGTAGGGGATACATTTGAAGCTAGTAGTTCGGTCAATATAGTTATAGATTCTGTTGTTGCGTCAAATACTGGTACATATAAGATTAGAAGAAAATATCAAGGGTTAAGTGGTTGGAATGATTTAATTACACATTGGACTGGTAGTAGTACCGTAAGGGGTGAGGGTGATACAATCACAGTGAGTAATAGTGGATACGGCAGTTCTGGTGGCGCCTTGGTAATTGCGCTTTTTTCGTCTATACTTGGTAATTATTTTGAAAGAATATCAGGAGCGGCTAATTATGGTACTGGTACTGTTGTAAGACTAGAGTCTTCTAATCAAGTTGTTAAAAGCATAGGTTTTACTGGCTCTCTGGGTAACATGGATAATCTAGATTCTATGGAGACTTTGAATTTACAAAGTAATTCTTTGTCAGGCGCTTTCCCTGCGGTTGATGCACCAAACTTACAGAATTTTAAAATTTTCCAAAATGAGTTTAGCGGCCCAGTACCAGATTTAAGTGCTTGTACTGGTCTTTTAGAAATTCAAGCGCAATACAATCGTTTTGATTCGTATACGAATAATAGTCGTATTGATACTTGTACTTCTTGTCTTAACTTTAACTTCAGCAATAATGCTTTAACTTCTGGTGCTTATCAGATTATTGATGATTTATATACCAATTATATCGCAAATACAAATAGAAACGCTACTGTGAATCTTACAAACAACAACGGTTTGTCGATAGCATCAATACAAGCCTTAGGTGAAGGTGAGGGTACCACATATGAAAAACTTCAAACACTGTTGAGTTCAAACTGGACAGTGCAGATAGACGCAACATAGGAAAGGAAAATGGCACAAGGTTTTGTAAGAAATTTAAACTTATTAGAAAGTTCTACCCAAGTATCTGATACTCAAATATTAGATAATCTTGGTGGTTCTGGTATAACTAAAGACCTTAGACTTTTCGATGGAAACACTAAATTTAAGTCAGTTATACTGAATGACCCTAATGCGTTATCTCTTGTGGAAACTGGTTATCAACAAATTGAAGATGGTAAGACATATAAGATAATCGAGTTGGGGAATAGAGATTGGACTTTATATGGCGTAACTAGTGCCGAATCCAATCTTGTATTCACAGCAACTGCATATTCTGGATCAGGTTATACCGGAGAGGGCGGAATCGTAAGAGAAGTTGTTGGAAGAACAGACTTCACTGTTGAAAACGACCCCAATGACGGTTGGACTATAAAAATTATCTTAGGTCAAGGTAAGGTGGCTTATACAGATGGAACTTTATTGTCGGTAGATAAGGGGGCAACATTTCCAATTAAAGCAATCAATAGTGACGGAATAAATTCATTCCAGATAGCACTAGCTGGCGATACAAGTAATACTCCACTAGCTGTCACCGGTGGAAATTTCAACATAAGTAGCACATCATACAGTATAGACAACATTAGCTTTACTAGAAGTGATCAGATTACCCCAGAAAACTTTAAAAATATCTATATTGAACACGCTCAGACCAAAAGTTCTTCCGAAGAGTCTATAATACCGATTGAGGAAAGAATATCCAATCCATTTCTTAGAGAAGAAACAATCAATACTAGATTGGGTACAATAAACTTCAAGAAAAATAATGTCTTGCTTTCATATGTTAATGACAATGTTATTACTTCTGGTGGGTTAAGGTTTGATGGTGTTAATAGAATTAAAAATTTAAAAAATTCTGATAATCTGCGTGTTATTATCGGAAACCCTACTGTTTATGGCTCTTTTGCCGTTGGTTATGATTATGAAGTCACTGATCTTGGTACTGGGAATTGGAATCAAGTCGGTGCAAGTGAACTTCTTCCCACTGTACCAGATGTGACATCTGGAAACTTTGTTCAGAACACAGTATATAAAATAAAATCTTTAGGTAATGCCAATATAGGGACTAATGGAGTATTTGTTTTCTCAAACACTGCTGTTAACGGAACAACCCATACGATTAATGTAGGCCCATCAAGTGGATTGGTCGTGGGAGATAAAGTGGTGTATAGGCAGGGTACTGGTACAGCAATATCTAATCTAACTCCAATATCAGATACTGCTGATGGGGTGTACTATATTCAAGATGTTAGTGGTAACTTCATTAAGTTAAAAGCAACTCCTGGTGGAAGTGATGTCATTCAAATAGGGATTCTTGGTGAAGGTGGAAGCGACTATACTTTAACTGTAGACCCTCAGTTGAGATGGAACGCTATCGCTAATACTACTGCTGTTACATATGCAGTTGGTAGTTACTTTACTGCGAATACAGATGGAGCAACTATAGGAAACTCTGTTGTAAATCCTGTTATATTCAAAGCAACATCTAAAGGTCAAATTACAGTTTCAAGTTCTAAAGCTAAAGCAGTGAATCCACCGGGTTTATATATTCTTAATACGCAGACTGGTACTGCAACAAGAGCGTTTACTGATCCAAGTAATCCGTGGACTGAGCATAATTCTACATTAGGAAATGCAATTCAAATAGCTAAGAACCCAGGAACGCTTACTATAAATGCGCTAAAAACTGAATCGGCAGTAGCACAGGCACAAGACTTTAATTTCGATAGGGCTGACCAAGACAGTTATGGTAGCTTCACTCCTAACGAAAAATATATAATAACTGAAGTTGGATCAGGAAGAGATTGGACTACAGTTGGTTGGGTTGCTAATCAAAATGGTGCTGGGCCTAGTCCCTCAGAAGGCGACTCGTTTAGTGCGACAGCAAGTGGATCGTCTGACGGCGGAACTGGTGGAAAGGCAAGAGGAACTCCTAAATTAATATTCACCGATGCAGATCAAGATGCATATGAGGGAAGCGGTCTAGGAACTAGAACTGCTACACAAATAACTGACTACACACATAAAGTTCCAATAGTGGTCAATGGAGAAACATATTTTCTAATGGCGAAATTAGATTCTTCTGATTTAGCCGCAGGAGACTATAAAGTACTAGTTTCTTAACCTGGTGCAGAGTATTTTATATTCAAAAACGAAGTGGTGTGTGTTACAAGGAATGTAAGACCAGTTGTTGCTCCACCACTACCACCTACAGCAGTTGTTATTAAGCTACCATCTTGATTCTTTAGCTGAAATGTTTTTGGAGTTACTGTATCATCACGAACATCCACCTTATATGTACCTAGTGGCACAGTGCTACCGCCGGTGTTCGTACCAGAAATTTCAATTAATGTTCCAAGTTCTGGAAGATTTCCAGTAGTTGACATTTGACCGGCGCTTCCAGTAACCAATATAGTTCCAGTCATTCCGCTTTCATAGGGAGTTACACACACAGTAGGAACATTATTAAAAGATAACTTGGTAAATCTTAATTCCTTTGCTACGATGTTTGGAGCAGATGATGGAGATGCTAGACCATCGTCTGTTGCGGCCCATGGTGGTGCTGTGTTTAGTGGAGCAATACAGTATTCTTTATTTTGTTTACCCCAACCATCGGAATTAGGGCCTGCTGTTGAAGGGACAAATACTATGGTTGTACCGGCTGGCATTATTTTTGATACAAGCACTGCATTACCAGAGTTATTTACAAGCGTTATAGTTTTCGTACTAGTGTTTATGCTACCCACTTGAGTTAAATAATTTGCCGATGATGAGTCTGTGCCTTCAAATGGCACACTACCAGAAACAAAAACAAAGTCACCAATAACGGAGTTTCCTGCATCTCTTGCAGTTAACCCTTCAACACTTTTTAAGACTATTGTGTTTTGGTTATTAGATGCTTCTGCTCCCACTTCATGACCGATTACACCAGTACACTCTGTTATAGCTGATCTATCTTGTAATCCTCTTGGTGCATAGATTAGAACTATACCATCTGTTTGAGTAAGTGTTGCAGAAGAATCGTAAAATGGAGCCTCTACTGTTATGTTTGCTTCAGTTGCGGTGTCGTCATCAGCATGATTTATTGTATCGATCTTAAATCCATACTCGTGTGTTGCATGAGTGCCCGCCCCATACTCGTAGTCTATTTTATAAGCTAAATCTCCAGAAGCGATTTCTGAAACAGGAGTTGATACTGCTCCCAATGGATTATTTGAATCAGCACCTAAAGGTCTGAGTCTATGATTACTGCTATTGTAGTCATATTTGTATATGCCTATCAAGCCCTTGTTTTTAACATATGTGACATATAAATCCGTGCCTGCCGAATAGTTAGTTTTCGACAAAAAGGTCGAATCTAGTAAAAAAGTATCGGCATTTGTAGAGACTTCTTTTATCTGAAATGCAAAGTATTCGCCACCAGAAGTTTCTATGACAACAAAATCACCAAGTTCAGCAGGTGGAGACGATCCATTGCCAGTTCCATATGTGGCTAAACCTTTAGCATCAACACTAATAGTTTTTTGTGCTATTGTATTATTGCTATTATAACTAAGAAGAGTCTCAGAACTTTTCTTTTTCGGCGTATAGCTGTTTCTTAGTAGATTTTGTACTTTAAGTTCGTTATTTGTTTTTTGCTGTAATACACTTGCTCTGTTATCTTTAAAAAACGGAAAGCTATATCGTCTACTATTAAAGTCTTGAGTGTTTTGTGTTTTGTAAAAACTAGTAAATCCAAAGCTATTGTTAGATGCTATATCTTGAAACAATTTTGATTCTACTCTTTCTTCTATATCTTTACCCTTAGGCCACCAAACAGTAAATCTAATTCTTCGTCTATTACCTGTTCCAACTGGTCTTCTAAAGTTAAAATTACTATAGGTTATAACCTCACTACCACCTAAAGTATAGCTAAATTCAGCATCTGTTGTACCAACAGTGTCTACAGCATCTACATAAACCCCTTGCTGAAATCTTTCAGCAACTGTTCCTGATGTAGGGTATTGTATGAATTGAACAGGCGAATTTTGGTAATTTGGAACAGGTGGAAGAGCCATCAAAATAGCATAGTATGAGTCTGTAGATGAATTGTATACTACTTCTTGCACTCTACCTTCAGCAAATCCAGTATTAGCTGGCGGGTCTCCAGTAATGGCATCTCTATCTGTCGCCTGTTCTAAGTCTAATTTAAGTTCTACTTTCATGCCGACGGCAACTCTTTTACCATCTTCTGCATTGCTGAAGACAACTCTAGTTTTACCATTTACAGTACTATATGTTATATTGTGAAATGGTCTTACAAAATTGGTGTTTGTTCCTCTGAGAAGTTGCCAGTTATCATCTGAACCATCTTCTACTATATCTTGCTCAATTGTAACTAAACCATTAGTTTGTATACTAGGCTCAAATCCACCGCCCTGAAAACCCTCGAATTGTATACCACCAAGTTTGTCTGGAAATCCATTATCGATATTAGCTTCTATCTCAAAATCACCAGTATCGTTCCAGTAGCTTCCATCAAATTTTAATGATGCAAGAGTTAGTGAGTCTTTTCTGGTGTAAACAGTTCCTGCATTGAGTTTATTTGCGTCAAGGTCTTGTGCCGCTGTAGCATAGTTTCCGCTAGGCATTGTTACATTTCTAACGAATGTACTAGTGGTGCCTATAAGAACTAGTCTGTATGATGTACCAACCCCAAAATCAGGTTTTGTAAAGTTTACAGGATCACCACCACTAGAAGCAGATAATTTTATACTGTTTGATGTGGCACTAACTATGAAATAAGTATCAGTATTAGTCAGACCAGATATAGGTGTGTTACCATCTTCTAGATACTGAACTTCCATTCCATTTGTTAGACCATGTTCACTCGCAAAAGTTATAGTTTCTGCTGTATCGTCTAAATCATCTAAACTGAAAAAATGCGAGCCACTTGTAGATGCTACAAAAATATCTCCAACTACATATGCACTTCCTTTATTGGTAACTGCTATAGAATCAAAGAAGGCAGGGTTTGTCTCACTACCAATAGCTTCAAATCTATATCTATCACCTTTTCGTATATTAGAAAGATTGAACTTATTATTTTCTCCAAAGGAAGATTCGTAATCACCATTTAGTCGTGTGGATGGTATGAGAGTTGCATTTGGACCGTCACCACCTGCTTCGAATGGTGGATCACCCAGAACTGCTTTTTGTCTGTTAATAAGGTCTTGTAGTGTTACTTGAGGCTGAACCAGAACATTAGTAGTTACCTGATTGGGCGCTGTGCCTGTAGTTACATCAATAAACTCTGGACTACTATCTAACCATTGAAAGGCTATTGGTATTTGCCCAGAAATTGATGGCAATGTAGAAGCTATATCTGTACTAGATATCTGACTCAGTGGAGCAATATCTAATGTGGTAAATCCGGTGGCGTTACCAAACACATCTACCTGCACAGATAAATCGTTTATCAGGTTGTTTATAGCCGATGTTGCATCAGTAAGATCAGCCAGATTTCTGTCTGCTCTAAGCCCGAATTTTAGATATTTTCTATTGCCAGCCATGCGATTCTCTTAGGTTCATGTGTTATCATACTATTTATGTACGATGAATGACTACCAGTTAGCAGGCCATACAATCGTATTGTCTTTCCAATCTTCTTCAACAGATTCCATACCAGTATTTGTATTTGCATCTATAATTTCATCAACTCGATATTGTCCAAGATGCTGTTTAACCCATTCAATAACTGCACTTTCTTGAAGTTGATCATATTCAATAAACGATTCAGGTGCTATGTTTTCGTGACAAAGCCTTAACCTTCCATAGCTTCTTCGATACACAGATTCTGTTTTGTATGTACACTCCCATTCGCACCACATAAGCACATTTGACATGGATTCGTGTGATGAAGTTTCTATTTTGTTTATTTTCCAAGATATCATTATAAATTCCTATAGTACAGTGAATGTTGTTGTCCAAGTGTTGCCATTTGTAAAGTTTTTAGCGGCGTGCCATGCTGTTCCTGACGCAGGCACAGTTGCGCCCAGATACCATTCATAGAAATGCGCTCCATTACTTTGATATGTATTTATATCAAGGTCAGCTTTATTGAATGTTTCTGATACTCCTGGGTTAGGGGTAACTGACCAGTTGGTCGGGTTGTTAGAGTGATTTCCTGCAACATGGACGGTAAACCTATGACGAGATGGTTGGCTTGAACTATATCCACCATAGTTACTGGTAGTAAAACAAAGGTCTTGAATCATATTAGCATTATTTGCACCCTTCGATCCCCAAATTGAGTTATGATCAGGGCTAACACTCGAACCGCCTCTATAGCTTCCGGTATTAGAATTACCTGTCCAGTGTGCCCCATATAAACAGAAGCCATTTGCTTCCGTATATGGTGTGGAACTACCTTGAATACACTGACTGAGATGAGTGATTGTGTGTTGAATACCATTGTCAGAAGTGTCATCAGTAATTGCTAGTGTCACTGCTTGAGTAGAATTATTGCCTGCCGCATCTGTAGCAATTACATTAAAGCTATAAGATGACTTAGTTTCGAAATCAGGGTTAGCAGTTAATGTGACTGCGCCTGTTGTTGAGTCTATGCTGATGTGACTCTGATCTGTACCACTCTTCGAGAATGTAACTCCACCAGAAATATCGCTAGAATCATCAGCAGTTACAGTGTAAATAACCTGACCTGCACCAGAATTTTCTGCGATTGCTGTCGCTGTAGCACCAGAAGTAATAGTTGGTGCAGTATCATCAAGATTATTGACACCAATAGTTACATTTTTTGTTGCTGTTGGTTGCCCACTCTTTGTTGCTGTGACTGTAAATGAATATGATGGCTGTGCTTCAAAATTAGGAGAAGCATCTATTGTCACAACACCAGTGCTAGAGTTTATCGTGAAGTCAGAAGAATTACCAGTAGATATGGCAAATGAGAAGCCAGAAGTCACACCATTCGGATCTCTTGCGGTAGCTGTATATACAGCAGTATCCGCATCAATATTTTCATTGACACTAAGTGACCCAGCAGATGTAATAACTGAAGTTAGTTCACCTGTGACTGCGAATTCTGATTCAAATATAAGACCCTTTGTTGCAACACCTCTAGTGATAAGGCCTCTTTTTATAGTAGAAGTAGACATTTATTCTACCTCTATGATGCAGAAATATTGATTGGGCCTGTAGTTCCTGTTCCGACAACAAGATTGAATCTTAATCTGCACTTTCCAATGTCAACTGAAACAATATCGTTTCCTTGAACCACAACTGCGCTACCTTGAGCATCAGTTAAGTCTACCCAGTTAGCGTTAGTGGAACCGTCATCAAATGCGGCTTGAATTTTTATGTTATTGTTTGTATCACTGCCTGAAAATGTTCCATAAAAACCAAAGGTTGTTTTACCGCCTCTATACTCAAAACCAGTATCGCCCGGATAGTTGCCGCTACCAGAACCTGAAGGTATTGTTGCTATGTTTGGAATTGCCATTTTTAATCCTTTATCCTTTTCAATAGAAATTAAGTGAAGTCTGTTATCACTTATTTATAAATATTTATACTCATTGTATCTGATGAAAAGCACAAATTTATTGCTTATAAATAGTATATTATACCAACATAATTTAGGAATCGAACATGGCAGAGCCAACAACTAAAGCCGAATTTAAAGAATATTGTCTCAGAAAACTGGGTAAACCAGTAATCGATATCAATGTTTCTGATGATCAAGTGACAGATAGAGTTGATGAGGCGTTAGCGTATTATCATGATTATCACTTCGATGGTGTAGAAAAAGTATATTATAAAGCCAGAGTACTGAACTCTTATATCGAATTTAGCACACTTTCAGAGGGTGACTTCAAAGTAGGTGATGTCATCAAAGAAGTATCTTCATCTAGTGGTGGTGCTGAAGAAGCCACAGCAAAAGCAACTGTAGTTGCAGTCGATGTAGATAACAACAGAGTTTTCTTTAAAAGACCATCTCTAAGTGAGTTTACTATAGGTAAGTTCGCTACAAGTGATACTTTCGCAAGTGTGCATGGGGCTAATGATGCACGACAAATAACAGATTTATACAGAGGGTTGTACGAAACTCGCTACATTGATCTAAGTGTTAAGACGAAGATGACTGGCACAATAGCAGTGTCTGACACAGTTGCTTCGTTCACTACAACTGGAAATGTTCCAGAAGTTGGTCAATTGATTAGAGTATCTGGTGTGTTAACTGGTGGAGCAACACTAGCAACTGGTGACTACAGAGTATCTACATCTTCAGTTGGTGGTGGAACTTTTCAGTTAAAGAATACAGATGGTTCTGGCGAAACAACTGTTGCTGGCTCAACAACTGGTCTTACTTTCGAGACTATTGAAGACCCATACATTGGTGTTTCTAATCTATTCCCAATGGAATCAGAAGTATCTACTGGTACTGGTATGTTTAACGCAAAGTATCAGTTTATTCTTCATAACTTACACGACATAGTTAATTATAACATAACTCATTACTATATGTCAATGGCTCATCTATCTCTTTTAGATGAGATGTTGGTTGGTAAACAGCAACTAAGATTCAATAGACACACAAACAAGATTCAGATTGATACAGATTGGGATCAACTTTCACTGGGTAACTATATTGTTGTTGAAGCATATAAAACTGTAGATACGTCAAATGGTTCTGATGTTTGGAAAGACCGTTTCCTACAAAACTATGCATCGGCTAAGATCAAGTATCAGTGGGGTTCAAATCTCACCAAGTTCAATGGCATGACATTGCCCGGTGGCGTTCAGTTCAATGGAGAACAAATTTTAAGTGATGCGAGAGAAGAGATTCAAAGACTTGAAGAAGAAATGGCTTCAAGCTATTCTTTGCCCGCAACCGATATGATAGGATAATAGAGTGGCTACAAATTCTTATTTCAACAACTATGGGTATACTCAAGAGCAGTCACTCATAGAAGACTTGGTTATTGAGTCTATCAAGATGTTTGGTCTTGACTGTTTCTATATTCCAAGAAACCCTGCTTCTAGGGACAACATCTTTCAAGAAGATGACTTGGCCCAGTATCTTTCTGCGTATCCAGTTGAAATGTATATTAAGAATGTTGAGGGCTTTGAGGGAGAAGGCGACTTCTTATCTAAGTTTGGTCTTGAAGTTCGTGACTCAATCACATTCACTATCGCTCAAAAGAGATATAGAGATTCAGTCTCTAATATTATAGACACTACTGACAGTGATAGTGATGGTACTAATGATGATGTGGATAGAGGAACAAGTGGTGTTACTGCTACTGAAAGAAGACCTCTTGAAGGCGATCTTTTATACTTCCCACTAAACAAGAAGATATTCGAAATCACATTTGTTGAGCATGAAGCAGTGTTCTATCAAATGGGTTCACTACAAACATTTGATCTGAAGTGTGAGTTGTTCGAATATAGTCAAGAAAGATTTACAATACCTGAAGTTTCTGGCGTATTAACGCAAGCACAAGCAGATTTAATTACAGCAGTATTTTCTAATCACAAGACTGTTCAGGCTGATGGTACTCCTGTTGATGATGCAACATTTGATGCTAATACAGGTGGTCAAAACACTGCGTTTGAAGACATGGTTAATACTGGTATTCAAGCAGATAACATTATTGACTTCAGTCAAGGCAACCCATTTGGAGATGATATTTTCTAATGTACGGTAATCACTTTTACAACGAGACGACTAGACGATATGTTGCTGTATTCGGCACGATGTTTAACGACATCGAAATAAGCAGAAAGACTGGAAACACAACCACTCAAAGAATGAAGGTGCCGATCAACTACGCACCAATGCAAAAGATACTTGCTAGACTTGATCAGAATCTACAGAACAATGCACCCGCAATCACATTACCAAGAATGTCTTTTGAAATGACTGGAATGACATATGCGCCAGATAGAAAGTTAACAAGTGTGACAAAACTGGTTAGAGCAAGTGCGGCTGATGGAACAATGACTACAATGTTTTCACCTGCTCCATACGATATTGAGTTTCAGTTGAACATTATGACAAAATATAACGAAGATGGTACAAAGATTGTTGAGCAGATACTACCATTCTTCAAACCAGATTGTACAGTGAGTGTTAAGTTGATTGATGAACTAAACACATACTTCGATATACCAATCATACTAAACAGTGTGTCACAAGAAGACACATACGAGGGCGACTTTGAATCAAGAAGAGCGTTGATTTGGACATTGAACTTCACAATGAAAGGTTACTTCTTCGGACCGGTGTCTAGCAAGAAGCAGATTACTTTTGTTGATGCTGACATTTACCCAACAACTAATCTTCAAACAGGTATAGCATTTAGTGACTTGGTTGTTGGTGAGACATATAAAATAAGTAATCTTGGTTCTAACAGGAACTGGAATGCGATTGGTGCAGATTCTGACCCTGCTGTTGGCGAAACATTTACTGTAAACAGTCAATTGTCAAGTTATGTAAATACTGGTACTGGTGGTACAGCAACTCCAACAACAAGAGCATCTGGCTCACAGATTACAGTACAGCCTGCTGTTCCTGTAGATATGGCATCTATACCATCTAATACAAGTGTTCGAATATATAAACTTGGTGATCAGACAGCAGATGTCAATCAGGCTTCTTGGAATACATTCTTGAGTACTAGTGGACAAACATATAAAGTTGGTGATGTAATCACAATACCAACACCAAATGCAAATAGACCATCTGGCGCACTGGTGACTAAGTTGGTCACTGGTTTAATAGCAGACGATACGGCAAGAGACGCATTCACACAAAGCATTGGTATAGATGATGACTGGAAAGCAATGGTAGTAATATCAGATGGTGATGGAGATGGAGCAACAACATCGGGTGTTGCTAAAGAACACGAGTAAAAGGTTATAATATGAATGATGAAATAGGTAAAAGTCTAGGACTTGAGCCTCTGAATGATGTAGTCGAAGGGAAAATAGTTCAAAGAACAGAAGTTCCCACTGACGACAAGATAGATAAAGATTATGAGTATGCTAGAAGTAACTTCTATAATGTAATCGAATCTGGAACAGAGGCGTTAGAGCAAATGCTCGATGTAGCAAAAGCATCAGAGCATCCGAGAGCATATGAAGTCGTTTCGACCATCATGAAGACTCTCGTAGATGCTAACAAAGATTTAGTTAAGATGTCTACAGATAAGTTAAAGGTAGAAGGAGAGTCTAGTACAGACTCTTCGCAAAACCCCACAACGAATAACAACTTGTTTGTTGGTTCTACAAATGAACTACAGCAGTTGATTAAGGACATGAAAAATAGCGATGGTTAATGCGATAGAAAAGGGCTACAACGGAAATGTCAATCTGAAAAGAAAGGGCGTATCTGTTGAGTTCACACAAGATATGGTTGGAGAGTTCGTTAAATGCGCTCAGAATCCAACATACTTCGCAGAAAAGTATATTCAAATCGTTCATGTAGATAGAGGATTAATACCTATCGCATTGTACGATTATCAGAAAGAGATTGTTGATAAGATAACAAACAATCGTAGAGTAACAGTTGTAACATCAAGACAGGCAGGTAAAACAACAACTGCTGTTGCTGTGATTCTACATTATATTATCTTCAACGAACATAAGACCGTTGCGTTACTCGCAAACAAAGGTGATGCGGCTCGTGAAATACTTGATCGAATCAAGATTGCATACGAAGCATTGCCAAAGTGGTTACAGCAGGGTGTTATGGAATGGAACAAAGGTTCTGTTGAATTTGAGAATGGATGTAAAATTATTGCTGGCTCAACTTCATCAAGTGCGATTCGTGGTAAATCGATTTCGTTCTTGTATATTGATGAGACTGCTTTCGTAG